TACTTCCAGCTTGTGCCGTTAATGCCCCACACCGAAGGGATAGAATATGGTTTATTGCCTACACCAAAAACAATGGATATAGCAGAAAATTTGAACAGCGGGAAGGAATGCAAAATAATAAACGGAACATTTGTAAATGTAAGAAAAAAGGATGGGATGAGATTCGGGCCAAGTTTGAACGATGTAATGAAATTAGGACTATTACCAACACCGACAACAACGGACTACAAAGGCGGATATGCGCCGAACAAAATAATCAGCAAAGATGGGATAAATCGAGGTTCGTTGCTAAGAACTTTACCGACAAAAATGGGTCAATACCGTCAGCAAAATGGGAAAATTTCCCAACTGTCGCCGCGATTTGTGATGGAGATGATGGGCTTTCCAACCGATTGGACAATATTACCTTTTCTAAATGGCGAAAAGAGTCAATCAAAGCAGGAGGGAATGCAATAGTCCCACAAGTGGCTTTTGAAATATTTAAATCAATTGAAAATTATAATAAACTTAATGATTTATGAAAAAAACACGCTATAAAATAGAACTGCCTGGCGCAGTTAAAGCTATGCCCAATGAATACAAAAACATTGTAGAAGTATTTAGCGTAATTAACAAAATGTTCAAGCTTACAAATTTTCACTTTGTGGTAATTTATGAAAATGACAAGTTTTTAAAAAAAGTAGTAAACCCAAAGTTTAGGCAAGTAAGTAGCAACACTTTTTTGAATGCGCACAATACTGGAATGTTTACGGACGCTTTTATTTTAAACGAAAACGGCGTTAAACAATATTATTTAAATGATGGAATTTTTTATAAAAACAAAAACAATTAAAAAATGTATCCAAAGTACACAACACAAAAAAGCGAACAGTACGGCGAAGTACTAATTATTAACGGCGTAGAAAGCCAATGCCCTTATAAGCCAGCGCTGGCGGTTCCAACACAAAACGCCCTGGGGCAGATGACAATGCAAATAGTTTCTTTTCCTTGCTGTACAACTTGCCCCCACGCCTGGACTGAAAAGCTGGGAGAAACTGACGCAGTAACATACGTTATTACTTGCAACGGTTCTTATAGGGATATTGAATTAACACAAGCGGAACAAACCAAACTTATTAACCTTTAATACAAAAACTATGCAAAAAAAAGAAGTAGAAAAAAGCGGATGCTTAGATTATTTTATTGTATTGATAATTATAATTTTTGCGCTGCTAGCCGATAGTATTTTTAAATTCTAAAAAGGAAAAGGGGCTGCCCCCAAAGGTAACAGCCCCAATTTTCAGCTTTTTCCAACACTAAACTAATAAAAAATTATGAACGAACAAAAAAAACTTGTTGCAATTTGCTTTGACGCTAACAAAAAAGCGCATAAATACCAGTATAAGCTTATAATGAATAGTAAAGGTATTTTAAGCTTTGAAAGCTTTTGCCGTCGCCGGGGCTTTATTTATATCAATTATTATATAAAGGACACCGGTATTTTTCACAAGCGAACTAATTTATAAACGCCTTTTAAATTTTCGGTACATATCAAATAAAACAGTAGTTATAATAACCCAAAACAACCCAGCAAAAAGCAAAGCAGTCATAATAACAAAACTATAAAGCGCTAATTTAACAGCATACATAAAACACATTTTAAGCCCTAAATTTAGGGCTTTTTTATTTTATAAACCCCAGCACAAGCCGGGGCTAAAAAACCACATTATGAACAAAAACACAGGGCGTAGAAACGCCCCGATAAAGTCGCATTCCTAAGGAACAAATATAAAAAAAACGGCGCTAAAAAGCGCCGCCTGGATAACCTAATTTGTAACTATGCAGCTCAAAGAAGGAACTGCAATATACATATATTTTTAAAGGTGGAAAAAGCTATATTTTTTAATTGTGGAAAAAATTGTAACTGTTTTTGATACATATATCAAAAAATACCTTTACCTTCGCCCGTAGGCGCGCGCCCCTATAAAGGCGCGCACCCGGGCGAAGGTAAGTATGTATATTTGTTAGCGAAATTTTATTTTGTTTTCAAAAAAATGTTTTTATCTTCACACTTCTTCAGCTTCTTCCGGTTAAATTCACACAATGAAGAAGTATTTACCTTTTATAATTGTCGGCGCTGCTGGTTTGCTTTATTTCATTTCTAAAGGAAAAGCCGCACAAAAACTCCGCGTTTATTTTAACGATGTAAGCTTCGGCAAGGCCAGCGGTTTAAGAATACCGCCAATGTTTGCCAGGTTCAGAATAGTAAACCCGACCAATACACCGGTAACAGTTGACACTATTGCCGGAGATATATTTTTTAATAAAAGCCAGTTGGCAAGTATTCAAAATTTAACGCCGGTAACAATACCAGCACGAAGCGAAATTTTGTACCCTATAAAAATCGAAGCTTCCGGATTTAGTTTACTTCAAACTGCTTACAACTGGATAAAGAATAAGGAAAAAGTAAACATAAGCTTTGACGGTTCAGTAAATAGCAGCGGCGTAGTATTTCCAGTAAAACAAACAATTTTACAAGCTTAATGAGAAGCGAACTACTGGGCAAATTGCCACCGTTTAAAAATAAAGTTGTACTGGTTAATGATTACCAGCAAACAAACGATATCATTAAAGAACTAATAAAAGGCCACGAAATTTACGCACCTGATTACGATAAAATTTCGGATAGATTTTGGAAAGGAAGCGTAATAAAAAGCTGCAAGTATGTTTTTAATTTTTTAAAAAATAACATACGCTATAAAATAGAACCGGACACAAGGCAAAGCATAAAAAGCCCAGCCGCAATAATAGCAACCGGGAACAATGGATTTAATGACTGTAAACATTATAGCAGCTTTTTTGGTGGGCTTATTGATAGTTGGAGTAGAAAAAATAAAGCTGGCAAACCTATAAATTGGTGCTACCGGTTTGCAAATTATAAACTGTTTAGCGACCAGCCGCACCACGTATTTGTAGTAGTTAAATTAGGGGGTAATGAATATTGGTGCGACGCTGTTTTGAATAGCTTTAACTATCAAAAACCATATGTAAATAAAATAGACAAAAAACCTAAAATTATGGCCTTATATCAAATAAGTGGCGTAGGGTGTAACGATTGCAAAGGCAAATGTAATGACAGTTATAATTTCGGAATACCTACAATAAGCGGACGGGCTGAAAGAAAAGCAAAGCGCCAAGCACGCCGGGCAAAGCGCAGATCTGGCGAAAACTGCACAGGTAGAACAGCGCCAAAATTTGCGCCGCCATTGATAGCCGGCCGAAAAGCTTTTTTATTGTTGATTAGATTAAACGTAAGAAAGTTAGGTATAAAAATGTATTATGTTTTGCAGAACCCGGAAACCAGGCAAAAGGCACTTGAAAAATGGTGTAGTATGGGTGGCAACGCTGCAACGTTAAAAAATACAGTTGCAAAGTTTGCGGCAAAATATAAACGTAAGCACCCCGGCGGCGCTATCGGTTTTACTGGTGCTGAAATAGCTGCTGCTGTTGCTGCTGCTTCGCCATATATTTTGGCATTCACCCCAATCATTGCTCTGGCTGCAAAATTTTTGCCAGCCGGAAAAGCAAAGGAGGCGCTTGAAACTACTGTTGAAGTAGCTGAAGCTGTAACTGAAGCAAGCGGTGAAGGTGGCGGAGAAACAACCAGCGGAATTAGTACAAATTACATTTGGGGCGCTGCTGCCCTGGCTGGTATATATTTAATGACAAGAAAAAAATAAAAATATGAGCGCTTTACAATGGATAGTTAAAGAAGCTAAAAAACTAAAAAAGGAATATCCAAAAAGATTCACAACTTGGAAGGAGTATGTAGCGCAAGCTTCCGCTATTTATGCTAAAAAGCATAAAGGTAAAAGCCCGGTAGGTAAAAAGAAAGTAGGCGCTGTAAAAAAGAAAGTAGCTGTAAAGAAAAAAGCAGCACCTAAAAAAAGGAGCAGCTACCATAAAGACACTAAAAGCCATAATGTTAATATAAGGGTAATTAGCGGCTTTGATAGTTTAAAAAGATTACAAGCTGAATTGAAAGCAATAAATGAATCTGAAAAACAAATAAATTCTTTTAAAAGGTTATTATTAAATGACCCTAAAAACGAAAGGTATAAATATTATTTGTTACACCATAAAAGAATAATTTTAGCGGCAAAGAAAAATATAAAAAAAATTAAAGCTAAAATATGAGTAACGAAGGAATAATAACACTTATAAATGTAATTATAAGCACCAGCTTTTTAATTGGTGTATATAAAAATAAGATTGATAACGTAAGTAAAATAAATGAGCAGTACCGGGATATAGAAACCAGGATTGTTCGACTGGAAGAAAAAATAAATTTTTTAATCGAAAAAAAGTAAGCAGTATGAAAAAAAATTGGAAAACTACACTTTTTGGGATTGGTTCAGTAATTACAGGAATTACCCTAATAATCAAGGGTGATATACCAGGCGGAGTAACTGCAATTTTATCGGGATTAGGATTAGCAGCAGCTAAAGACCACGATACACATTAATTTTTAACTTTTAAATTCAAATAAAAATGGCAAAACGCAGACACCACAAAAAAAGAAGCCACCGCCGCCGCAGAAGTACAATGAGCGGGACCGGGGCTGGAATGACGCAAGCCCTGGCAATGGTAGCCGGTGCTGTTATTGGTAGAGTAGTTTCTACAAAACTTTCAAGTAAAGTAAACCCTAAAATTTTGGCCGGCGGTCAAATTGCGCTGGGTTATTTCCTGCCAAAGTTTGTTAAAAACAAATTTGCGCAAGGTATTGGCGCCGGTATGATTGTAAACGGTGGCGTAAGCGCACTGCAATCTTTTGGCGTTATTAGCGCTATTAGCGGCGTAGGTGCTGACGTGCAAGTTGATTACTTAGGCGAAGATCTGGACGAAATTAGTGGCAGCGCAAATATCCAAGAAATAGCCGGCGGAATGGACAGCGAAATAGGATATTTCGATGAGGGTATTATGTCCGGCAGCGGCGATATTTCAATTTTGGCCGGTGATGGCGAAGATTACGATTATTAATTACTTCAGCTTTTTCCACCTTTAAATAAGTATTTAATAACCCTAATAAAATAAATAACAAAATGGGACAGATGAACCAAAGGTTAGTTTACCGCAATGCTTATAGAGCAATGGTAAAAGCTGGCGTTAACCCAAGCCAGGCAATTCTTTCACAGTCATTTTTGCGCCTTGAACGTGTAGCAAGCACCAGCAGCACAAGCTACCAGTTTGGTGTTTTGATTAATGACCAGCCAGGAGGCAGCACAATTCGAGCCACCGAACAGCGCTTAAACCTGCAGGATAGTTTTTTTGTCAGCAGTATTCAAATGTTTGTTTACAACACAACAAACGCTACCGACACAAACGCAGATTTTAAAACCTATCCGAACCCACGTGTATTTTCTACCGCTGGCGCTTCGGCTGCTTTGTATCAACTATACAACGGTACTTTGTCTTTGACCGTAAACAATAGAGTAATTACACCAAGCTGGGATTTGAACCGCCATTTAGTTGTTCCACAAACGCAGCAAACAGTTACACCAGTAGCGACAACTGTAGCGCTTGACCAGTTTGAAGGTGCTTCTTACGGCGAATACGCTTGCGAACCTAATTGGGTTTTGATTGGTTCAAAGAATAACAATCTTACTATTAACTTGCCGAATGCTATCAGCACTTTGCAAGCTTCTTCAACTACTGTTATTACTTTGATGTTGCGTGGCGTACTTGCACAAAACAGCACACAAGTATCTTAATATTTGCGGTAAGCAAAAACCCCGGGGCGGCGTTTTCATAGTTTAGCGCTGCCCCTATTTTAAACCAACTAAAGCAGACATACAATGCCAAGTGTAATAAAAAGCCAGTTAATTGAATTGGTTAATCAAGGCGGAAGCACCGCAACAAAATTGCAGTTTCAAGACCAGCCTTATTTGCGCCAAAAACAAATTACTGGTATTGAAATTTTGACCGTTAACGATATGGCCACAAGCCCCACAAATAACAGCGTAATAACTACGGCACAAATGCAAAAAAGTTATTTAACGCTTTACCTAAATGACCCAGGCAATCCGCAAAACGTGGGTGAATGGATACAAAATGTCCCTTTAGCACTTTTGCACCGGGTTCAAAATGCTTCAAACGACCCTTTTGTAAGAAAAGCTTACGATCTGGTAGGCCAAGTTATTTATTGGGAAAAATGTTATCTAACTTTTTCTTCAAGCTTAGGCAATACGCTTGACGTTTCTTTTCTTTTCAATGTTTACTTTAAAGGTTAATTTATGGCAGCTACTGCGACCTATATCGGAATAGATAAAATTTTGTCAGCTTTTGAAAGTAAAGCCGATACACCTTTTTTCAGCTTGTGGATAGGTAAAGCCAGGGCTGAACAAAACACCGTTAACGATTTTGAAAAAGCCGCCGAAAAATTGGAAGCGCAAATAAAAGCTTTTGAGGAAGCAGACAACAATAATATTTTTGTTATTGCGCTGCACCCGGAAAAAAAAGTTTCTTATACTGACAAAGATTTGAAAGAAGCAACTTTGATGTATTGCCAAGTAAAAAGAAGCGAAGCGCCTGCAATGTACCAGGGTAATATTTCAGCGGCAAATTATCAAATATTAGAAAAGCTAAACGCAATCGAAAGCCGTATAAATGCAATCGAAGGCGAAGAAGTGGAAGCGGAAGAAGAAGGCGAAGAAATAGGAAGCCCGGAAGCCGTACTACTTGACAAAATAAACGGAATAGTAAACAGCCCACTTGTGGGTGTATTAATGCAGTTATTCAGTAAACAGCCGGCACCAGTTACGGCGCTGGCTGGAACTGATGACTTAAACGAAATATTAAACACGCTTTTTGATAAAGGCGTAACGGTTCAGCACCTTAAAAAGCTGGCCAGTTATCCCAAAGAAAAAATAACTATGTTGCTTACTATGCTATAAATAGCTTTTTCCACCTTTAAAAATGAAGCAGGACAATAAAACAATATTATACATCGGCGGCGCTGTTGCAGCTTATTTTTTTATATTAAAGCCAGTACTTACTAAGCTGGGAGTTTTTAAAAGCGCAGAAGAAAAAGAAACTGAAGAAAGAAAAGAAACCCAGCTTCAGCAGCAAATTACACAAATAGCCCAAAGCGGACAAAAGCCGACTAAAAGCGTCCAAGAGTGGCAAGTAATAGCCGATACTATTTACAACGATTTAAGATATTCAGCGGCAAGCGACAATAAAGCGGACGCTGGCTATCAGGTAGCACGTGTAAAAAATGACGCCGATTTTTGGCAGCTTTATAAATTATTCGGCAAGCGCCGGGAATATTTATTCGGAATACCTTCCGGCGGACTAATGGACTTGCAGCAGTTTATTACAAGCAATTTGAGTAAATCGGCAATAGCTAAAATAAACGATAACTATAAACGTAAAAACATAAAATTTAGATTTTAATGAAAAAGCAAACTACTACCATATTACTATTGGCTGGCGCTGCCGCTGCTGCTTATTTTTTACTTAGAAAAAAAAGCGGAGAAACTGTAAAGCAAGTTGAAGAAGCCGAAGCTGAAGAAGTAAAGCCGGACGCCGAAGTAACAGCCCCTAAAGGCAAATTTTTTGAAGCGCTTGATAAAGCCCAGGAGGTGGCCAACACTTTAAAGGACGCCGCAGTAGTTGTAACTGATGGAAATAAAAAAGCTTTAGTTACAAGCGGCAAAAAGAAAATAAAGAAAAAACGCAAAGTTAAATGTCCTAAAAAAACAGCTGCTGAATTAAAAGTAATTTGCGAAGGTTTAACCGGAAAAGCTTTAAGGCAATGCAAAAGAAAAAACCGCCGCAGTTGTGTAACTATTCAGCCGACACAAACTGCAACATTTACCCAGCAATATGTTACTGACACAATGCCCAGCGAAAAATAATGAAACAATACGTTTACGATTTTTATACTGTTGACAGTAGCTACTTTATTGTAAGTAATGTTGATGTTGATTTAAGCGGATATAATAACGTTTATGTTGTTAATTTAACGCCCCGACCTATTCAGGTACCTTTTCCTGGCGGTGTAACTTTAGGCCAGTATCAAAAAATACAAATAAAAGGAAACGAAAACGAAAGCTACTACAGCAAGCTTACAATATCATTTAAAAAAGTTATTCCACTAATTAGAGGGCAGGCTTTAATAATACGCAAAAAATACATTTAGTATGGTTAATTATAAAGTTGATTGTTTAAACTACACAGCAAACGGCCAAGTTAGAAGCGACTGCGCCGATATTATTTTTATTAATACCGGTACAAGCCAGGTAAAAATAAACGCCGCTTTAACGCTTGCGCCTGGGCAATCATTTACATTTTCAGCCAATGCTGGAGAAATCGACCGTACAATTTACATTTACAGTTTTTCCGGTGCTGGTACAAATTCAATAACTGTTTTTCGCAAAGTTTATATTTAAGCTTTTTCCACCTTTAAATAAATATTTATGTCTTTAGCATTTAATAATAGCGCCGCAAACATATTAAACACGCCCGGCTTTATTTCGGACGTTTACGCCAGTATACCAAACGCCAGTTATTTAGCTATCGGAACTATTTTTTTTGCTACGGATACCGGCGCAATTTATCAAACTGATGGTACAAACTGGTACAGTTTAGGCGGAGGCGGCGGAAGTCAAAATTTACAACAAGTTTTAACGGTAGGTAATAGCGCAACAAATGAACACATAGAACTGTATGATACCAGCGGCGCAAGTTATAGCGGTTTTTATTATGCTAATTTAATACAGCTTACCGACCTATTAGGAAACTATTTGTTCATTAATAATATAGGCGCTAATCCATATTTAGAAACAAACGTTACCGGCTTTGGCGCTTCAAAATTAAATTTTGGGCAACTTTTATTTACCAATGACAATATAGCAGGAATAGCTTGCGTAGATACTGGCAGCGTAAATATTTCAAATATTGGATTGAGTCCTACGGTTATTAAAACGTATTATAACGGCGTAGATATGGGTATAAATTTAGATAGTAGTAATTTAAACTATCAGTTTGGGGACTATGCCGGACAAAATAAACACAATTATTTTTATGTAGATGATAGTAACGAAGAAATAAGAACTGTAATGGCTGGCGTACTTACTGGTATTTTTGTAGATAGGGTTTTGAATGTTTATATTGGTGATTACACTGGAAATTTAAATTTGAATTATACCGAGTACGATAACAATAACGGCAATATTTCAAACTTTTGCAATACTGAATTTCATTACATACAAAATTTAAGATACGATGACAACGGAAGCGGTAGCTTAATAAGTGGCAGCGCTGGGGGTAGCAGTGGAAATCATTTGGTAATATCAATTAACGGAACCCCTTACAAAATAGCTTTATTAAACCCTTAAACTATGAATAAAGAACAAGCCCTTCAAATTTTAAAGCAAGCGCTTGATAGCGCTTTAAAGCTTGGAGTATGTCCAACTATTGACAGCGCCGCAGTACTTGCCCAGGCCTGGCAAATTGTTTTAAAAACATTAAATAATGAAAAAGGGGCTTAAATACATACTGCTTACCGTAGCTGGCGTTATGTTATATAGGTTCACAAAAGCCGGAAGTATGAGTAATAAATTTGCTAAATTTAGTAGCGCCGAAGCGCTAAAATTATTGGCTATTCAAAACAGTTTACAAATTGCTGGAATAAAACAGCCGCAGCTTGATTTTGCTTTAGCGCAGTTATTATTTGAAACTGGTAAGTTTACAAAAGCTTCTACCGTAGCCAGCGCAAATAATAACTACAGCGGTATTAAGTGGATTAATAAGCCATACCAGGACGCAGAAAAAGGAACGCTGGCGCCAGCCGGTGAAAGATTACCGTATGAAAGCCCGGTTAATTATTACGCTAAGTACAGAGATACAAATGCCTGGGCAAAGGATTTTAAACGCATATTATCATTAAAAAGAACGGCCAATAATTTAGGCGCACCGATAAAAGCAACAACCCCGGAAGATTTTGTAAAGCGCCTAAAGCTGAACGGTTATTTTGGCGGCAGCGAAGCGGCTTATTTGCGTGGCGTTAAAATTTATTTGTCTAAATTCCAATAAGTTGCTAATATTGTTTTGGATAACCTAAAACATAATGCAACAGCCCCCCACAAATTACGCCGAAATATTAGCAAGCCGGCAGTTTGATTACACAAGGGAAGTAATACCCGATAAGATTTACTTTACTATCGATGATGGAATAAATGAACCGGCAGTTATTGGAACCGCCGGGAATTTTGTTGCTATTACTGGCCTACCTAAAGCCGGTAAAAGTACTTTTGTAAGCGCTCTAATTTCAAGCCACTTAATAAACAGCCCAGTATTTACTTTTTCTCTTAAAGCTTATCCCGGTAAATTTAAAATAGCCATATTCGACACCGAGCAAAGCCCCTACGATTTTAACCGTACTGTGAACCGTATTGAGCGCTTTACAAAATTTGAACGCCCAGCAGTATTCAAATTTTTGGACGCTTATTTAACCAGAGAAGATAACAGTACCGATATTTTGAAGCTGATAAATACTTATTTAAAAAACACGCCCGAGTGTGGAATTTTAATAATTGACGGTATTTTGGATTTGATTGATAATATGAACGATGAAGGCGCAAGCAAGCGCTTAATAAGAATATTAAAGCGCTGGGGCAAAAAGTATGAAGTTTTGATAATTACAATTTTGCACCTGGGTAAAAAAGACAATAGCAGTATCGGACATATTGGTAGCGCTTCCGATAGATATGCCCAAAGCACTTTATTGGTAGAAAAAACAAAGGAGGGCACTTTTACCTGCGCCCCTAAATTTTTAAGAAGCGCCCGGGATTTTGAAACCATTGAAATAAAGTACTCTGAACAGTATAAAAATTTTATTCAAATTAAACCATAATTTATGAAGCACGGTTCTTTATTTAGTGGTATTGGTGGCTTTGATCTAGCTGCTGAATGGATGGGATGGGAAAATTCATTCCATTGTGAATGGAATGAATTTGGGCAAAAAATTTTAAAATATTATTGGCCAAAAGCTGAAAGTTTTACCGATATAACAAAAACAAACTTTAAAAAATATGAAAAAAAAATCGACATTATTACTGGAGGTTTTCCCTGCCAACCTTACTCTTCAGCAGGAAAAAGAAGAGGCAAAGAAGATATCCGACATTTATGGCCGGAAATGCTTAGAGCAATTCGAGAAATTCAACCAAGTTGGATTGTGGGCGAAAACGTTCGCGGCCTTACTAATTGGAACGGGGGATTGGTTTTCGATGAAGTGCAAGCTGATCTGGAAGCTGAAGGCTACGAAGTGTTGCCGTTTCTACTTCCAGCTTGTGCCGTTAA